ACGAGGAAGTAAGGAAAAATGGGAAAAAAATTGATTAAAGGAAAGACAACTAAAGACAAGGGTAAGATTTATTCGCATACAGGCGGTAACTCAAGACCACTTAAAGATAGCGTTATTCGTGAGAACGATAAATGGGTGAGAAAAACTACAGGAATGGAGAATAGGTAGATGACAAAAAAATCGGTATTTGAAACATTATCAAACATAGAAATAAATCCAGATAACATAGAAAAGAAAGGTAAGTTTAATTACATTAGTTGGGCTGCTGCGTGGCAAGATGTAAGTCAAAAATATCCTGACGCTACATTTGCAAAAAGATTGAGTGAGGTTAATGGTTTTGTTGAGGTTGATGTAACAATAGAGGGCAAAACATTAACAGAGCAATTTCCTATTTTAAATTACAGCAATAAGCCAGTTCAAAACCCTAATGCTTTTGATATTAATACTGCGTTCCAAAGAGGTTTGGTAAAGTGTTTAGCGTATTTTGGTTATGGATTATTTATATATAAAGGTGAGGATATACCCACAATAAATGAGATTAATGAAAAGATAGAAGATGTGAAATATGAAGATATTGAACAACAAAATACATTTGAAGGTTTGCAAGTTCGCATAAACAATTTAACACAAGAAGATTTTGATAATCAAAAAGACGAGATTAGAGATGAAATGAAATCTTTAAGTAAAGAACATAGAAACCAAATTTCTAATCAAATAAAATTAAAAGGTTTTTTAACAGCATAAGGAGAAAAAATTATGTCAAACTCATTAACTATATCAGGTAATGTCGGTCAAGATTCCGAATTGAAAGATGTTGGTGCTAATAAGGTTTTGAATTTTAATGTTGGTAGCAATGTTAATATTAAAACTGATAGTGGTTACCAAGATAAACCAATTTGGTATCAGGTTGCATTATGGGGTCGTCAAGGCGAAGCACTTGCTCAATATATCAAGAAAGGCACACCAGTAACTGTCTTTGGAGAGATTACTGATGCTGCTGGTTATGTTGACAAAGCTAACATTGCACAAACAAGTATTCGTGTAAAAGCACACAATATTAAATTGCATGGTAGCAAGTCAAATGGCGAAGCACCAAAAGAAAAGACATCATCACAAATAGATGACGATATTCCTTTTTAAGTGGCAAGACCGCCTAGTATAAAATTTCGTGCAACTGATAGGGCTGCAATAGTGATTACACTACCTGTCAGTTGTTACATACATAATGGCGATTTATTTATTAACGATATAAGGAGAAAATCACATGGCAAAAGCAAAAGCAAAAAAAACTCGTGCAAGAAATAAGAAAGGTCATTTAATTCCTGATGACCCAAGCACACCGCACAATGAAGCGTATGGTGAAAAACCAAACAATACAAAAAAATTAATTGGTGTTTTAATAGCTTTATTATTAATTGCAATTTATGTCTTATCGTAATGGCAGATGATATAGACCCTAAAACAGATGTCTATTTAATACCTGCAACTAAGGGCGATAACACGATAATTAAGATATTCATTGGCAATAAGTGTATTGAAAAAGAATACACAACAAATATGTTGTGGAATTTGATATATGGCTTAATGGATTTATTACAAGAAAAGACAAGGCATGAACAAAGCACTAGAGAAAACGATAGACAAGATACTTGATGACTATGACATTAGTATGCAAAGAATTAAATCATGGCAAAGAACGCCTAAAATTTGTGAACCTCGTTGGCTTATTTGGTACTTAAACAGAGAATTTACTTATCAATCTTTACCTCAAATTGGTAAGAAATATAATCGTGACCACACATCTATTATAAATGGATTAAAGAAGTTAGAAGAAAGACACCCAAAAAAAATTAAATTTTACAAAGAATATTATCTTGCCGAGAAAGAAAAAGAAAAACAACTGGATTAGACCAAAAATTGATGACAAGCCATGTGCAGCTTGTGGCGAGATGATTAATATGAATGGAGATGGGTGGGTTGTGAATGGAAAAGGTCAAATTGTCCATTATGGAAAATTTACCGAGTTTAAGGACAAATGTTTTAAAAAAATTATTGCACAGAACGCTTTAGAGAACAAAACAAGTACAAGTTAATACCGCAAGACCTCTAACGCCAACTATCACCTGAAAGCCACGATACAACACTACAGCGAGTTCCTTTAGTTATTGGGTGTACTTTGTGCATTAAAAAGGCAGGAAACGCTATCATATCGCCTTTTCCCTTTGGAATTGTGAAATTATCGTTTGTGATGTCTAATTCTAGGTCACCACCCTCATAATCTTTAGGGTCTGATAGTTGTGTGATAACTGTTAGCTTTCTATTCGGAATATTTGTTTTTAAATCTGACCATTGTATGTCCATGTGGCTATCGTATCGACCACCTTTTTTATAACGCAAGAATTGGAGAGGCTCGGCAAAGCCTTTAATGTCAAAGCCATAATATTTATCATTAACTGTTTGGGCGAACTCACCAATCATTACAGCTAAAAAATCTAGGTCTTTGTTGTTTGCGTCAAAAGCCTTGACCTCAACATTACGATAGTCTTTATCGACATCTCCACCTGTTAGACCACCTTTGTTACTTTCAATGCGTGGCATAACATCTAAAATGGTTTTGATTTGGTCATCACTTAACGCAGCTTCAATGTGCGTTACTTGTGGTGTGGACATTACTCGGTAGCTGTTTCGTTATCTTGCGTTGAAATAGTTATGTCTATTTGTTGCGATTCAGGTATATCAGCATTGAGCATAATGCGTGAACTACCACAACCAACAAGAAACAATGTAACTAAAAGTATAGTTATCGCCATACTAAAAGTTCCTACACTTATTTTTGTAAATATGTTCATAAATTTTCCTTTTGTCTTTTTTTGTAAAAAGAATAATAACACACAATTAACAACAAGTTAAGGGGTAAGCTAATGAAAAATATGTCACTATATTCATAAACAATACTTCCTAATGTTATGTAAGTAACTAAAGCAGTTAATATACATAAACAAAGGAATAGAAAGTTTTTCATTTTTGAGCCGATTTTAACATACGATTTCCAAACCAAAATGCTATGATTGCAGAAAACATACTTTGCGTTTCAATATCCCATGCAGCTACAACGCCCTGTAATGGGTCGTCACCTTGCTGTATAGCTATATAAACTTGCGTAACTTTAACAAAAGCAAAAACAGAAAACAGTAAATAAGTAATAACTGGGCGTACTGATGCTTGTAATGCACCAATGAATTTAGAGGAATTGTTTTTGGAAAGTTGCTCGGCATGAGCATAGATGGCTTTTGCTTCGGCTATATCGGCTTCTGCGTCTAATTCTTGTATCTTATACTTAGACATTTGTTCGGCATATTTTGCCTTTGCTTCTAACATAAGTAGGTCTTGTTTAAATTTTGCTTTCTTTTCAAAGAATCCCAAGATACTGGGCAAAAAAGAAGTTGAAAACCCCAAGAGGCTGCCTAATAAACTAATCATTTTTTTCTCCTATGGTAATGTGTGAGTAAATCCTGCATCACAAGTACATAGATTTTGTATTTTTTCTACAACCTCTTTAAAGGACTTTTTCTCATTTTCTATTGTAACAAAAGTATCATAAAGTTTTTTTGTTTTGTTTTCGGTTGGCAACATAAAATAACAAATGCGTTTATCTAGTGCGACAAGCACCATGAAATCACATTGTTCATCACTATATGGTGTTTTCTTTCTGCCATAAGCTGTTTGAAAATTATAACGAAACTTTGTTTCACCATTATCACAATAAGGCTTTTTACTTGCTTTAACTTGCACTCGTAATGGCTTCTTGCCAAACCACGCTATTAAATCATAACCATCTTTTGACACCATATCGTTGTCAATGCCATAGCTTAACAAAAGAGAACTTGCTATTAATTCTCCTTGTAAGCCTATTTTAGTGGACATTTTAAAAGAATATTATCTTTAACAACAACATAATAATAGACGCACTTGCACCTATCATTATTGCTTCAATACGATTTAATCGTCTTTCTATTGCTTCATATCTTGCTGCACAAGAGTCAACATGGTCGTCAATTCTTTGTTTTACTGTTGCTACTGTTGGTTTAGACATTATGGAGCTTCTACTTGTGTAACTTCACCTGTTGAACTTACTATTGTTTTGCTTCCATCTTGATATGTTATGGTTCTTGCTGGGTTTTTAGGTGTTTCAGGAAATGGTTGCCCTACAGGATAATCTTCAACATTAAGTTCTTCTTCCTTAATATTTGAAACTATAAATTTAGGATTTAAAGTAAATCCATCTTCTTGTGTATAGCAATATTTAAAACTTTCAAAATCTTCTGGTAAGTCATGTGATGCACCCATATATATATTTGCATTTTCTAAATTTAAGTCGGAATAAAAAAAGAAAAATTTATTTCCCTCGTCTGATTTAAGACCAATTTTTGCTTGATTGTTTTCGTTAGTGTGTTCCTCAATGGTAATTCCATCTTCAACATTACAAACCACTTGATTTGCTTCTTTCATTGTTAATAAATTTGGCATCATTATCTCCTATAAAAAATCTGGTTTAGTTGGAAACTCAACATATGGAAAACCTTCTTGTTCTGGTAAATCCCTTAATGCTTGTCTGTATGTTGTAGCTTCGGTTTTTTGTTCATCTGTTAAAGGGCTATCAGAAGCTAAAGCCCAATCACTATCTTTTAAAGAATTGTTTCTATTAGTCCTAACACCAGCAGTTATTTGTTCTAATTCTATTGCAGAGGTATCAATATCCTCAACCTCAATTTCAACAAACTTTTTTAATGTTCCATCATATACTTGTTGTTTTGGCATAATTTCTCCTATTTAGTAATTGCGTATAAACTAACAACACCCTCTGACCATGTGCCTGTTCGTGGCTCAAAATAAAATGAATCAGCATAATTAGATGTTGTCTGATTGTTGTTTGCTCCGCCTGTATACCATTCTTTTCTTATCTGATTATTGTTAGTTCCATACCGCATGATAGACCAATAATCTATAGAAGCTTGATTCATGTTGTTTTCATATAAACAAACACCAGACCATGATGGACTGTACATAATAGCATTTGAAGCTCTTGTTGAGCTTGATGCTCCTTGTAGTGTTACACCACCTTGATAAGCTATGTTTAAGTAGGTACTCATGTTTGTATTATATGAGCCATCTGTGCCACCCCCATAATAAAAACCCCCACCATAAAAGGTACTGTTCATAACAGAACTACCACTATTGTAAGGTTTCATTTGCAAGACATAATAATCACCTGTACC